GAATATAGCAACATTAGATGCTACAACTAAACTAACAATAGAAAATGCTATATCTGATCCTCCAAATGATTTTGATGATTTAAATGTAGTAGGTCTTGCTACTGTAAACACATTATTTGTAGGTGCACATACAAAAGGTCTCAATATAATTGGTATTACCACTGGTCTTGCTGTACCAGGTATTTCAACTCTTGGTATTGTTACTGGTGCAACTTCATTACAGGCAACTGATGTTTATTCAAACTTCTTACATGGAAATGCCTCTGCTGTAACTGGTAGTCCAACTTTCACAGTTCTTACTGCAACTAAAGGATTAATTGGTGCTGGTGTAACCATTGATCAAAGTAATATTGATGCGGGTCATGTAACTGGTATTGTAACTGCTAAAGAATTTCATGGTGATGGATCAAACTTAACTAATGTGACTTCTACTGTTGCTGGTGTTAGCACTACAGGAACAGCTGGATTCAATCAATTGAGTGTAACTGGTGTTTCTACATTTACAGGTAACATTGATGCTAATGGTACTTTAGATGTTGATGGTCAAACAGATTTAGATGTTCTTAATGTTGCAGAACTTGCTACATTTACTGGTGCAATTGATGCTAATGGTGGTGGTAATATTACTGGGGGACTCACAGTAAATCAAGTTAATGTAACTGGAGTATCAACCTTTGCAGGTGTAGTGGATATTAATGCTAATGTTGTTGTTGGAACTGCATTGACCTTGGCAAGCACTGGAACAATAACAATTGGAACTGGTGCATCTATAAGTGGAGATACTTCTCGTGCTATTAGAGGAAGATGGGTATTGGGTGCTAATGGAACTAATCATTACACCTTTACTGGTATAGGATTCACTGTTACTAAAGATGATCCTGATCTTTATTTGGCAAGAGGTAATACTTATGAGTTTGTAAATAGCATGGGTGCTCATCCATTCAGAATACAAACAACTCAAAATGGATCAACTGGTGCAGCATATGGATCTGGTGTTACAGGTCAAGATGTTTCTAATGGATCATTAATCTTTGAAGTCCCATTTGAAGCACCTGATACCTTATACTATCAATGTACTGCACATACTGGAATGGGTGGAACTATATTTGTCTATCCAACTCTCAGATAAAACCCTATAAATAAAAAGAAAACCTAAAAATGGCAGCGATAATAACTGATCAACTGAGAATAGTAAATGCAAGTAACTTTGTATCTGGTGTGCAATCCAGTGCAAACTCTTACTATGCATTTATTGGTCTGCCTAATGCTGGAAATTATTCATCCACTTGGGATTCAGATCCTCCTGCACCAAAGGATGCATTTAGTCAATCTGATGATTACTATGATACTATGTTAGCAGTGAAAAGAATTAACTCCGCTGATATCAATCAGGTAGTTAGAAAGTTAAGATGGCAGTCTGGTGTCTCATATGATATGTGGAGAAATGATATTACAAGAGATAATGCATCTCAACCATCTGGTGCTTTTGATATCTATTCTGCAAACTATTATATAATCAACTCAGATTATAGAGTTTACATTTGTTTGTTTAATAATGCTAATCCTGAAAATAATAATCAGGGTGGTCCTTCATTAGATGAACCAACATTTACAGATTTAGAACCAAGATCTGCTGGTAGTAGTGGTGATGGATATATTTGGAAATATCTTTATACAATAAGACCAAGTGATGCGATAAAATTTGATTCAACTGATTATATTCCTGTTCCTGATGATTGGTTTACTAATGCAACATATACTCCTATAAGGGAAAATGCAGATGCTAGTGGTCAACTCAAAATTTGCACAATAACAAATAGAGGAGTTGGTCTTGGAACTGCTAATATTACATATACAAATGTTCCTATAATGGGAGATGGTCAAGGTGGTAAAGCAACTATTGTAGTTAACAATGATTCAAAAGTAGAAACAGTGACAGTTTCAGATGGTGGATCTGGATATACTTTTGGTAGTGTTGATTTAGTATCAGGTGGAGTTCCCACAGGAACTACAACACCTACATTTAATGTAATCATACCTCCACCAGGTGGACATGGAAAAGATATATATCTAGAACTAGGTGCATTAAATGCATTAGCATATGCTCGTTTTGAAAATGATTCAGAAAACCCAGACTTTGTTACTGGACAACAATTTGCTAGAATTGGTATTTTAAAGAATCCTCAAGCTCAAGGATCTGATGAGTTACTAATATCTGAAAAAGCAAGTGCTGTATATGCTTTAAGATTAACAGGTGCTGGATATAGTTCAGCAGTCTTTACTCCTGATTCTTTTATCACTCAGACAGTGGGTATTGGATCTACTGCTGTTGGTAGAGTGATATCATATGATCAAAATACAGGTGTATTAAAGTATTGGCAAGATAGAACAACTGCTGGATTTACATCCACTGGACTTGCTGAAGCTAACCCAATATATGGTTTTAGGGTAAATAGATTTTCACACCTTATAGAGGCACCTGGCACTGCTACAGGTGGAAGTTATACCATTAATGGTGGTAGTGTAGCTGTTGGTATTGATACTGGATTCCAAGGTGTCTCAACAGTGATAAATAATAGGACTTATTATTTGGGTCAGAATTTCGTCAGTGGTGTTGCTCAACCAGAAATTAAAAAATATTCTGGTGAAGTAGTATATGTGGACAATAGACCTTCTATTACCAGATCTAGTTCTCAAAAAGAGGATTTAAAAATAATCTTGCAATTCTAAAAAATCATGCCTAAGGAAACCAATTTAAATATAGCTCCCTACTTTGATGATTTTACGCCAGATAGTAACTACTATAAGGTGTTATATAAACCTGGTTTTCCTGTTCAAGCAAGAGAACTTACAACCATGCAATCTATCCTCCAGGATCAGATTGAAAATATGGGTAATCACTTCTTTAAAGAAGGTGCTAAAGTAATACCTGGTGGTACTACTTTTGAAGATACATTTCAGGGTATACAGATAGATGCTGAGTTTTTAGGAATTCCTGTAAATTTATACTTAGATCAATTAATAGGAAAAAGAATTAAAGGTGCATCATCAGGTATAACTGCTGAAGTATTATCATACATCACAGATGAGGAATCAGATAGAGGTAATTTTACTTTATATGTTGCATATAGAGAATCTGGTTTTACTGATGATGAATCAAATCAATTTTTTGATAATGAAATTTTACAAACAGTTGAAGATATAAGTTTTGCTACTACTTTTATAGCTGCAGGTGAAGGATTTGCAAGTACTATAGCAGCAGATTCAGCTACTGTAGGTATGGCATTCATAATGTCTAAAGGAGTTTATTTTTTAAGAGGACACTTTGTAGATGTTGATGATGCGGTTTTAATATTAGATCAGTATTCTAATGATTCAAGTCATAGAATTGGATTTAAAATAAAAGAAGAAATTATATCTGCAGATATTGATCCATCTTTAACAGATAACGCTCAAGGATTTAACAACTTTACAGCACCTGGTGCTGATAGATTTAAAATTACTGCTACTTTAGCAAGAAAAAATATTGATGAACTTAATGATGAGAATTTTGTTGAATTAACTCAAGTTATTAATGGTGGATTTGTAGGTGATAATATTAATACAGATTATAATTTCATTGGACATGAATTAGCAAGAAGAACATATGATGAATCTGGACACTATTATGTCAGAGATTTTACTACATCAGTTAAAGAATGTTTAAATGATGGAATAGGTAATAGAGGAGTTTATGAGGAAGGACAAATAACAGAGGGGGGAGATGATCCAAGTGATGATTTAATTGTATACAAAGTTTCACCTGGTAAAGGATATGTAAGAGGATATGAGGTTGAATTTAATCGTGCCACTAATATGGACGTTTATAAACCTAGACAAGTAAAAACAATACAAAATCAATCTATAAATTTTGGATTTGGTCCTTCATTTCAACTTAATAATGTTACTGGATCACCTACTTTAGGATTTAATAATAGTAATACAATAAGTTTAAGAAGTGAAAGAGTTGGATCAGAAAAAAGACCATCTAGCACTCATGTAGCAAGTCCAGCCACTGGTGCAAATAGAGTTGTTGATGCAGGTGCAGTTGGTGCAGCAGGTTCTGAAATAGGCGTTGCAAGATTATATGATTTTGCTTTAGAAACTGGTTCATATGACACTCAGAATGCTGCTATCAATCAGTGGGATATATCATTATGGGATTTGCAAATGTATACCACATTTCAAGTCAATACATCAGTAACATTAACAGTTCCTACACATATTAAAGGACAATCAAGTGGTGCTACTGGATTTCTCAGATACTCATCTGTTGGAACTGGATTTACTGCTTATGATGTAAAAGGAACATTCTTCCCTGGTGAGAGACTCTCATTTGATGGAGTTCCTGATAATGATAGATTTACAGTTGATGTTCATAATTATGAGTTATCTGATATAGGATCATTATATTCCAGTGTTGGAACAGCTAATACTTTTACAGCAGATGTAATTCCTAAAAAAGTTCTAAGTTTTGGTAGTGGAACTGTAGGTGCAGCATCATCAAATGCTACTTATCCTAGTGGTTTTTCTCAAATAACTAGTGCAGGTGATACTTTTGTTGGGATAGTAACTACAGGTAGTTTAGTTAGATATAAAAGATCAGGAAAAACATTACCTTCAATTAATAAAGTTATTGGTGTAAATCCTACTTCATTAACTGTTGTTGGACTTAATACTGTTGCGGGAATTCTTGATGGTGGAATTCCCACATCTCAAGAGGATGTATCTGATTTAGAGTTAGTTGGTTCTGAAATACAACAAACTGTAGGGTCAGGAAATAGATCTGATAATGAAAGTTTATATAGTGTTTTTCCTAAGAAAAATCTTCAATATGTTGATTTAATCAATTCTAGTCTTGTAATTAGAAGACAATTTGATGTAACCATAGCAGATAGTAAAACTAGTTTAGTTACTGCAGATGCTAGAGAAGTATTTTTACCTTTTGATGAGGAAAGATATACCCTAATAGATACAAATGGAAATACACTAGCAATTGATTCTAGTAAATTAAAATTAACAAATTCTAGTAAAACAGTTCAATTTGTAGGATTAAGTCTTGCTAGTGGTAATGCAAAGTTAATTGCAACTTTACGTAAGTCTAGTTTAGTAGCAAAAACTAAAATTAAAAAAGTATCTGAAAATCTTAATGTTATAAGATCATCTAATTCTGCTTCAGGAATAGGAGGAACAACTTTAAATGATGGATTAACTCATGGAAATTTTGCTTTTGGTACAAGAGTTCAAGATCAAATAATATCTTTAAATGTCCCTGATATTGTCAAAATATATGGTATTTTTGAATCATCTACTACAGATGATCCTGAGTGTCCTGCTATTAATATGGGATCTATAGATGGTCCTAGTTCAAATACAAATGATTTAGTTATAGGAGAGAGATTTGTAGGGCAAACTAGTGGTGCAGTTGCTGTTTATCTAGTTAGAAATAGTGATATTGGAATAGGTTTTGTTTACTTAAATGATAATGTATTTGAACCTGGTGAAATAGTTAAATTTAAAGATTCAAATGTAACTGCAACTGTTACTATTGTAAATTTTGGATCTAAAAATATAACTCAAAACTTTACTTTTCAGACAGGACAAGTTGGAGCATTCTATGGAGTATCTAATATTAGTAGAAAACCAGAAGTTCCCATACCTACTCACAAATTAAGAGTATATTATTCTAGAGGCACATATGATGCTAATGATACAGGTGATATAACACTAGTCAACTCTTATGGTGGATTTGATTATGGTAAAGAGATAACAAATGTCAATGGAAACAGATTATCAGATTTAGTTGATGCTAGACCTGTAGTAGGAGAATATACAGTCGCTGAGGGAGCAAGATCACCTTTTGAATTTTTTGGAAGAGACTTTGATGATAGTTCCAATAGTGGTGCAAGACATAGTTCTAAAAACATCATAGCATCTGATGAATCTATGACTGTTGGATTTAACTATTACCTACCAAGAGCAGATAGATTATACGTTGATAGTACTGGACTTTTAACTCATGTATATGGAACACCTGCAGATGATCCTAGATTGCCTCCTGAAGTAAATGGAGCAATGAATATTGCCAATGTTTTCTTACCTGCATATCTTTATAAAGTAAGTGATGCAAAAGTAAAATTCATACAACATAAGAGATATCAGATGTCTGATATTGCTAAAATTGAACAAAGAGTTAAAAATTTAGAGTATTATACTTCTTTAAGTCAAACTGAATCTGACATAATGAATAAGTTCATTCCTGATGCAAATGGACTTAACAGATTTAAATCTGGAATTTTTGTAGATAATTTTACAGATCTAAAACCTCAAGATACTTCATCTGGTGTTAGAAACAGTATAGACAAAACAGAGGGCATACTGAGACCATCTCATTATACCACTGCTCTTAATATGCAAATTGGTTCAAATGCTATTTCAGGAATAGGTGATGGACTTGCTACTGATTCAAAATTTGCAACCATATCAGGAACTGGTGTTAAAAGAACAGGTTCTTTACTAACCTTAGATTATGATGATGTTGCATTTCAAACACAACCATATGCTACCAGAGTAGAAAGTGTAACCTCATTTTCTGTTGTATTTTATAGAGGAAATATTGAATTAGAACCAGATACTGATATTTGGATTGATGTTACCAAGATGAAACCAAATGATGTTATGATGGAGGGTTCATTTGAAGGTGTTGCTGAAGCATTAAATGCAGAAATCACTACTGCTGCTGATGGTTCCAGAATGGGAATCTCACCTGTTCAATGGAATTCTTGGGAAACAGTTGGTGTTAATATGGATGTTGGATTGTCTAATAAACAACAAACATTCCAAAATGCTTCTGGAAATAATAATAATGCTGCAGTTCAAGGTTTATTAGATGGTATTAATGTAGGTAATCAACAAATACTTGATCCTAGTGATGCAGTTGTTAATAACATTACAGCAAGTGGTTCAATTTCTCTTAATCAACAGAGATCAGGAACACAAAAAACTGTTATTGAAAAAATAGATACAGAATCTTTAGGAAGTAGAGTTGTAAAAAGAGATATAATCAATTTCATGAGATCTAGAGATATTCAATTTACTGCTAAAGGATTGAAACCATATAATAGAATATATGCGTTCTTTGACGGTGTTGATGTCACTAAATTCTGTGTTCCTAAGTTAATTCAAATTGAAATGGTGAGAGGAACATTTAGACCTGGTGAAACTATAAGAGGTTTCATGTCTAGAAGAATCAGAAGAAGAAAGAGCTTTGCTTCTCCTAGATTTAGAGCTAGACTTGCTATACCAAGACATAAATCTGGACCACATCGTGGTGGTGGAGGTGGTCTTAATAACACATTTGAAGAATTCGCACTCAATCCATATGATAAGAGTCCTATTCCTAAAGATTATAGTGGATCATCTAATCTATTAAACATAGATTGTGCTTCTTTAGCATCTGATGATTCACCACAATTTGATGGATACATTGCACCAGGAATGATTATCAGAGGTAGAAGCTCAAGAGCATTGGCTAGAGTTACTGAAGTTAGATTACTCCCAGATCAAGGTGGAACATTAATAGGAACTTTCCATGTTCCAGATTCTCGCTCATCTGCTAATCCAATCTTTGAAACAGGAACTTCAACATTCAAATTAACAGGTAGTCCAACAAATTCTATAGTAGCAGGTACATTTGATACTCAAGCTGAAGAGAAATTCTACTCTCAAGGTACTGTGGATGTAACTCAAGAATCAACTCTTTCTTTAAGAAATGCTAAAGTTGAATCAGACTCTTTTGAAGAGAGGCAAACAACAGGTGACACATCAAATCACTCTACAATTCAAACAGTTAGTGGTTTTGATGTTATAACTAATGTTACTCAAGAAGTTACAGAGATAACAAACATTACAAATGAAATAACTAATGTTACTAACATTACTAAGGTAACTAATGTAAACAATTATGGATATCAAGGACCAAGGAGAAGAGGAAGAGGTGGAAGAACAGGAAGAAAAGGACGTGGAAGAAGAGGTGGTAGAGGAAGAGGCGGAAGAGGAAGAGGCGGAAGAGGTGGAGGAAGAGGTGGCGGAAGAGGTGGTGGTTGCTTTATGCCTGGCACCTTGATGACACTTGCAGATGGTTCTCAAAAGAAAATAGAAGAAATTAAAGTTGGTGATAAGTTATTAGGTTTATCTAATAATATTAATGAAGTAAAGGTAGTTTTAAATCCTAAAACAAACGGAAGAAAATTAGCAAACATAAACAATAAGGGTTACTTTGTGACAGAAGACCACCCATTTATGACAACTGATGGTTGGAAATCTTGTAATGAAGACATGTCTAATAAAAACTATCCTGACCTAGAAGTTAATCAGTTAGAAATTGGTGATGAAATAAAATGTAAAGGAAATGAAGTTGAAGAAATTACTTCAATAAAATTTAAAGAAGTTGATGTTCACACTGACTTGCATAACTTTACATTAGATGGTGATCACACATATATTGCTAATGATTATGTTGCACATAATAAACGTGGTGGAAGAGATCCATTAGCACAAACATTTATGGTGACTGATGAGACAGGTGTATTTGTAACTAAAATTGATCTATATTTCCAAGCAAAAGATGATCAAATGCCTGTTAAGTTCCAAATTAATACCTTAACTCAAGGACAACCAACTGATGAAGTTCTTCCATTTAGTGAAGTATTTAAAGAACCAAGTCAAGTAAATGTTTCTGAGGATGCTAGTGTTCCAACTACCTTTGAATTCACATCTCCAGTTTATTTGGAACCTGACATGGAGTATGCATTAATTCTTAGGAGTAGTGTAACAAATTATAAGGTATGGATATCAAGATTAGGTGAAGCTGATATTAGTTCATTAGACAGTGAATCTGGTAGAATTATAGTGTCTAAACAACCAATAGCTGGATCCTTATTCAAATCACAGAATGCTAGTACATGGACTCCAAGTCAATATGAAGATTTAAAATATACTCTATACAGAGCAGACTTTAAAGATGAAGGTTCTGTATCATTCTATAATCCTACATTACCAGAAAATTTAGAAGATTTACCTGACAATGGAATAATATTCAAACCTAATAAGGTAAGAATTGGATTAGGTGTTACTTATGTTCAATCTGGAACTTTACCTAATGCAGCAGGTGTTACTCTTGAAGCACTAAAAGTTGGTAATACTGTATTCCAAGCAAACAGTAATGCAATTAGTTTTGAAAGTATTCCAAATGGATCTTTAGTTGGATTTGCTGGATCAATTAGATCTACAAAAGGATTAGGTTATGAAACAGCAGCAAAAGCTTTAGTAAGTACTGGTAGTAGTTTACCAATAACTAATGCAGGTATTGGATATACACCTCTAGGAACTCAAACTCCTGGTGGAGGAACAGCTCACTTTACATTTGCTGATGTTGCTGCCACATCTGTAACTGGATTGGGTCAAAATGCAAAATTTGACATTCATATACAAGATGGTGTTGCTGTTGCTGCCACATGTACAAATGGTGGATCAGGTTATACTGCTGGTGATGTTTTAACAATGGATCTTGGTGAAGGTAATGGTGAGGGAATTAGAATAACTGTTGAGGATTCTAATATAGATTCATTCAATGAATTAATATTGACAGATGTTCAAGGTGATTTTGATACAAGTGCAAGTGCTTATTCACTAAGATATGTTGATAATGCTCTTGGAATAGGAACAGTTATTAACTGGAATGGATCAGCACCAATAGAAGTAAAACCAACATCTGCCACAATTTCAGATGGTGATGATGGACTTCATCTAAAAATTAGAATGAAGAATCATGGAATGTATAATTCAATTAACCAAGTTACACTAACTGATATTGAAAGTGACATAGATCCATCTAATTTGACTCAGGATTATAGTTCAACAAGCACTGCTAATCTAAGTATTCAAGTTGGATCAGCATATACTACATTTGAAGGATTGACTGTTGGTGCAGCACAAACTGGATATATTCGCATTGATGATGAGATTCTTGGATATACTGGTGTAAGTGGTAATACTTTGACTGGTATTAGTAGAGGGGTAGATGGAACTGATCAAGAAGAACATGATAATGGAGATGTGGTATTTAAGTATGAATTTGGTGGAGTATCATTAAGAAGAATTAATAAGACTCATGATTTAGGTGATGTTACTATTGTGACTGACCCAATAGGTATAGATTATTATCATGTTAAAATTGATCCTACATCTGATGGTCTTAACAGAAGTTCTGCTCAATGGGATCCAACTGATGCATCTACTAAGTTACCACTCAAGTTTAGAACTGAAGGATTTGGTGGAGGTCCTCTAGCAAGATCAACATATAATATTCCTTTCTCTATAATGATACCTAAATTTGAGACTCTAATACCAGGAGCCACAGGTATTATGGCAAGAGCTAGAACTGTGACTGGAGGATCAGTAAATGGTAGTGAACCAGCATTTATTGATCAAGGATTCACTGATGTAAATTTATTTGAACCAAATTATTTTGATTCAGTAAGACAAGTTGCATCTCAGGTAAATGAAAATAATTATCTAACTGGTTTACCAGGGAATAAATCTCTATCTATGTTAATGACTATGGATTCAAGTGATAGAAGAATAACTCCAATGATCAATTTAGATCATTCTGCTATTACATTTATCAATAATAGAATTAACAAACCAGTATCAAATTATGAAGATGATCTTAGAGTTAATGGTGTAAGAGAAGATCCTGATAGATTCTTTTATGTTACTAAGAATGTAGTTTTAGAAAATCCAGCAACTTCCCTAGAAGTTATCATAGATGGATATGTTCCTGATTTATGTGATCTCAGAGTTTTCTATGCACTTAATCAGGATAAAAAATTAGATGATGTAATCTTTACTCCATTCCCAGGATATAAGAATTTAAACATTAATGGAAAGATTATCAGTCAAACTAAGAGTGATGGTCAATCTAACTTAAAAGTTCCAAAGGTAGATCAGTATGTTCAAACACCAACTCTAGATTTATTCAGAGAATATTCATTTACTTCTGATAATTTATCTCCATTTGCATCATTTAGAATTAAGATTGTAGGTACATCAACAAATGCTGCTGTAGTTCCTCAACTTAGAAACCTTCGTGCAACTGCACTTGCTTAATTATGGCTTTAATACCTGTAGAAAATCATGCTGAATTGTTCAGAGATAGTGTAACTGGTGCTATTGTAAACAAAAGTACATCTGACTTTGAAAGATACAATAACACCAGAAATAAAATGCTTTCTAAAGAAGAAAGAATTAATCATCTGGAACAAAAGGTAGATAATTTATCAGATGATATTGGTGATATTAAATCAATGCTTCAATCATTCTTAAGTAATAATAATGGCCAATAATACAATTACTTTTGATCCAGCTGCTGGAGTTTCATATAGTACTAATTTAACAATTAATACTGGAGCAAACTTTAAGTCAACATTTAAGGTTGTAAAACCAGATAAATCTGCTTTTAACTTTACTGGATATAGTGGATCATCTCAGATGGTAAAGTCTGTTGCAGTTGGTGCTACTAATCCAGCTACAGCATCATTTACAGTAGGATTCACTAGTGCTGCTGGTGGTGAATTAAATTTATCAATGGGTTCCACAACAACAAGAGCAATTAAACCAGGTAGATATGTATGGGATATGTTAGTTAGTTCAGGATCAACAATTTACAGATTAGTAGAAGGGAATGTGTTGGTGTTAGGAGGTATATCCTCTGCTCCATAAATAAGTTAAAGGTAATAGTGTATAAATGGCTCAACCTGCTTCAAGACAAGATTTAATTGACTATGCATTAAGACAGAATGGAGCTCCTGTCTTAGAAATTAATGTCGCAGAAGAACAGTTACAAGATTTAATGGATGATGCTATTCAGTATTATCAAGAGAGACATTATGATGGTATAACTAAAGTATTTTTAAAATATAAAGTAACTCAAGAAGATATAGATAGAGGTAAAGTAAAAGATCCAGCTCAAGGTGGGCAAACTGGTATTACTACCACAACTGCTACTACTTCTATTAATAGTGTATCAACAAGTTTTGATTACTATGAAAACAGTAATTACTTACAACTTCCACCTAATATAATTGGTATAGAAAAAATATTTAGATTTGATAGTTCTCAAGGATTAAGCATGACTAACATGTTTAGTTTTAAATATCAATTAGCTCTCAATGACATGTATAATTTTGGTAATTTTGAACTATTGGGATATGCAATGGCATTGACTCGTTTAGAAACTATTAATTTTCTTTTAAATACTCAAAAACAAGTTAGATTTAACATAAGACAAAATAGACTATATTTAGATATAGATTGGAATGAAATAAGTGCTAATGATTATTTAATTATAGATTGTTCATCTGCAATCAATCCTGATGATTTTACCAATGTCTACAATGATCCATTTTTAAAAAGATATCTATCAGCATTAGTTAAAAGACAATGGGGTTCAAATTTAATTAAGTTTCAAGGTGTAAAATTACCTGGTGGAACTGAATTAAATGGTAGACAAATATATGATGATGGACAAAGAGAAATAGATGAAATAAGAGGACAAATGTTGAGCACCTATGAGATTCCACCTTTAGATTTCATAGGATAATGATATGGCACTTAATCCCTATTTTTTACAAGGATCTCCTAGTGAACAAAATTTAGTTCAAGATCTTATTAATGAACAGTTAAAGATATATGGTGTTGATGTATATTATATTCCTAGAAGATATATTGCTAAGAACACTGTAATCAGAGAGGTTGTAGAATCTCAATTTGATAGCGCTTATCCTATTGAAGCATATGTTGACAGTTATGAAGGATATGGTGGTCAAGGGACTTTGCTATCAAAGTTTGGAATACAAAATATAGATGATTTAACTTTAATCATTTCAAGAGAAAGATATGAAAACTATATTACACCTTTAATTAAAGATGTTCCTAATATTGAATTATCAACCAGACCTAAAGAGGGTGATTTAATTTATTTTCCACTAGGCGATAGATTATTTGAAATCAAATATGTTGAGCATGAACAACCATTCTACCAACTCAAGAAAACATATGTTTATCAGTTGAGATGTGAACTATTCAGATATGAGGATGAGGTTATTGATACTGGTGTTGGTACAATTGATGATGAAGTAGAACAACTAGGATATATTCAAACACTGTCTCTAATAGGAGCAGCAGTTACTGCAACTGCTACTGCAACTTATGTTGCTAGTGGAGCAGTAGATAGAATCACAATAAAAAATGTAGGAACAGGATATAAATCTTCTCCTCAACCTTTGATTGGTATCTCATCAGCACCTAGTGGGGGAATATCTGCTGTTGGTATTGCATCTATATCTAATACATTTATTGACTGTGATACTGGACTGACTGATGGAAAGATAGTTGCAATTAATTTATCAAATGCAGGTGCAGGTTATACTGAAGCACCAATGATTACAATTCAGGATCCTGAAGGAACAGGTGTGGGTGCTGCTGCCACAGCTGGTATTACAACCATTGGATCTATTGGTGTAGTATCAATAGTAAGTGGTGGTTCAGGATATACAACCAGTCCATCATTCACAGTTGCTGGAAGTGTTGGTGTTGGAACAAGTGCAAGAGGTATTGGTCTAATCAATGCTTCTGGTATAGTAACTGCTGCTTATATTACTAATGCAGGTTCAGGTTACACAGCAATTCCTACCATAACATTTGATGCACCTACTGCTGCTGGTTCTGGTATTGGAACTGGATCATATGTCTTTAATGAAATTATTGAAGGTCAAACATCTGGTGCAACAGCAAGAGTTAAGGAGTGGAATGCCACAACTAATAAGTTAGAAATATCTGGTATATCATCTAACTTCCATAATGGGGAACAAATTATAGGACAAAATTCTGGTGCTAAATTTGCTATATTCAGTGTTAATACTGATGATGAAGTATCTGGATTTGCTGAAAATGATGTAATACAGTCAGAGTCTGATAGTATTATAGATTTTACAGAAACAAATCCTTTTGGAATGCCCTAAAATAAAATCGTTAAATAGTACTGTATTGGTATAAGATAATGTTTGAGTATTTTTACAACGAAGTTTTTAGATCTGTAATTATTGGATTTGGATCCTTATTTAATGGAATTGAAGTTAAAAAGTCAAATTCCATAATTAAAGTTCCATTAGCATATGGTCCAACACAGAAGTTTTTGGCGAGAATGCAACAAGAGGCAGATTTAAACAAACCTGTTTCTATTACACTCCCAAGGATGTCTTTTGAGTTCTTAGGGCTACAGTATGATCCAACCAGAAAGTCAACTCAAACACAAACAATAATAAATCAAACTCCTGATGGAGCAAATGTGAAAAAGAACTATCTCCCAGTTCCATACAATATGAGATTTGAGTTATCAATCATGACTAAGTTAAATGATGATATGCTTCAAATCATAGAACAGATACTT